ATGGGCTTGGCTACGTTCGCACTGCGGGCTAGTCCTTGTGCAATCCGCGCAGCCGTCCAGGCTCCCGCAGTCTTGGCAGCGGGAGCAGCAACCTTGTTCAGGAGAGCGAGAGGCCCCTTGCCCGCGGCCCCTGCAACCGTGCCCCCAATGTTGCCAAGAAGGTGCGTCCGTGGTGCCGCGGCCTCTGCCGCATCCTGGACCGCTTGCGTGGTCTCCATGGACTTGGCGAAGGACGTGTCTCGGCCGATGGGAAGAGCCTTCTCGAGTGCGTACTCCGTACCTGCCCGTGCGTAATCGAGAGGAGCACGAAAGTTGAAAAGTCCGGCTTCACCTGCACCACCACTGAGGGACAGGAGATAGTCCTCCGTGGTTGCCTCTTGAGGTTTCGGTTGCCCTCGGAGGACTTCAGCTTCCGTGACAACTGGGAGCCCAGCCTTCTTGTTCGGGTCGACTAAGAGCTGAGAGAGGTCCACCGGCGCAGGAGCAGCCTCCAAGCCAAACTCGTCTGGCTCGACCGTGGTTGGTGCCTGCTCAAGCGCGAACTCATCCACGGGTGCAGCTTCGAGGCCGAACTCGTCAGGCTCCGCTGCTGGCTTCTTGTCTGCCATTACTCAGCCCTATACTTCCCCGACGCGAGGACCTTCTCAGCCTCGGCCGGCGTCGCGTAGAACCTGACCCCGTCTTTCAGGCGAATCACGGCAACCTTACCCTCGGGTGGTGGCGGAAGTGCAGACTTGGTCTCCCCCTTAGACGCCGGCTTCTCCGGGGGCTTGGTCCCCGCCTCATACCGCGGAGGGGCCTTTTCCGGCGCCTTGGGCTGCTTTGCGTCGTGTTCCGCCCAAAGAGCATCAGCCTCCTCGCTGGGTACCAAACCGTACGCTTTCGCGAGCTGAGTACGCCTCTGATCGAGAGCATTGCGCCCATACTCCAAGTAAGTGTCCGCGCTCGGTAGCTGGCCTTTCCACTTGTTCTCAAAGTACCATGGGATGTCACTGATATTGGCGGGTAGCTCCGGCCAAGCACCGCCCATGCGCTTGGCATCCGAAGCCGTGATAGTGCCCTGCCCCGTGTCCACGGAATCGCCCGAGAGCAGGCGCTGCTTTTCGGCCATGAACTTCGTACGAGCATCCGCGCGGACGTCATCGGGAAGGCTCTTGTCCATGACCGTGTTCCAGTAACCCGCAACCAGCCGGGCCATGTAGTCCACACCCGTGGCCGAATCGTAATCCTTCTCGATCCTGTCAATCGTCTTGGGACTGAGCGGCACCATGCCCGGTTTACGTTTGAACCCAGGGATAAACTCTGCACGCTCCAGTTCCTTGGCTGCAGCAGCCTTCTCCTCGGCCGTCTCCTGCTTGCCCTCGATATTCTCCCGCGCACGCAGCTCCGTAGACCACTGTTGGGCGATCTGAGTCTCTCTTGGAGTCAGCAACTCGCCTCGGTTCAACTTCTCGAGAAGTTCCTGGGCACTGTACTTCTGCTTGTCCAGAGCTGAGCCACGACCCCCGGACACCTGAGCACGCCGGACACCTGCCAAGAGTTCTGCAGCCTTCTCCGCCGCATCCTTTTCGGTCGTTTCCTTGATCACTGTACCGGCCGCCTGCACGTTGGCGTTCTTGGACTGCGCTGCTTGTGCCGCCAGCTCTGCCGCGTTTCTCTGGCCGTTCAAGATGTTGGTGAACTTGTCCGCCTCTGGCGTCTGACCGAAGATGTCCACTGCCATCGCATACGCATCACCCGCGCGCTTGGCTGCTTCCTTGTCGTTGTTGTACCGCTCCCTCTGCTGGGCCAAGTCCTGCTGCACGACCTTGTCCAAGCCCTCTTGCGCCTTGGCCAGATACTGAGGGTTCTCAGCCCCACCACGGATGGCGAACGCATCCGCAAGGCCCCCGCCGAAGATGGCAAGGAGCCCGGCAATCTTCGAGCGCGTGGTCTCCTTGTGCTCGATATGAGAGGACTGCTCTGATCGAAGGTTGGCATCTTCCATCGCGGCCTTCGTGCGCCGGATGTCTTCCATCTGCGCGTCGACAGCTGCCGTGTGCCTCTTGAGCCGCTCGTCTATCTCCGAGGCTTGCTCCTTGGTCAGATCCGCCTCTGCCTTCTCCCCTTGGGCTTCGATTGTCTTTGCCCGCTTCTCTGCCGCACCTTTCTCATAAGCTTCCTCAATAAAGTTCTTGAGCCCTTCCGGGAAGGTCTTAGCCGCGGGGCGGAATGGCGTGATGGCTTCAGGGGGGATGGCAGTTTCGGCAGCTGCCCGTACCTGAGGATTCTTCCCCATGTACTCGACAGCCTCGTGCTCGTTTTTCACGCCCACGTCGTTCGGGTCCTTGCCCGTCGCGCGCATGAAATACTCCATCCAGGCCGTAGGATGGTCAGGGGCCTTGAGCATCTGACCGTTATCGAGCGAACTACTCCAGTGATACTTGCCATCGTGTTTGTAGACGGCAGGGACAACGCCTCCCTTCCACGCACCACGGTAGTCGTAATCGTTCTCTGGATCGTCGAAATCCGGGGCGTGCCCCCAGTCCTTCTTGGCCGCCTCGTACCAATCCTTGTACCCAGGCTTGGTGACCATGTCCTGTTGGAACTGCGCCTCCTCCTCTGGCGTGAGCTTGGTCTGCGACCAATCCCCTCGTGATGGAGGGGGGGTGTCCGTAGGTGCCGTGTTTGCTGCCACAGCAGACGGGGGCACTGCCGCCACAGCCATGGCCGAATCTCCCTGAGGCGGGGGAGTAGAAGCCGCGAGTGCACTGCCTTGAGCCCACTGTTGAGCAGCGGCCATCTTCTCGTCCTGGGAGCGGGCGTCCACACCGTTTCGTTGGGCGTACTGCGCAGACTCCTCTTGCGCAGCCACATCCGTAGCCTGCGGGTGCAACATCTGTGCATCCGAAACCAGCCCTGGCGTGAGCCCCTGTGCAGGGAGCGCTCCGTACCCGGTCAGAGCCGCATTGCCGAGAGCCCTTTGGTCTTCAAGAGAAAGACCTGGAGTCTTGGCACCCATTCCCTGCAGGGCTGCGTTTGCAATGGCCTGCTGGTCCTCTGCGGGGAGGCCAGGGGATTGCCCGTACCCTTGCAGTGCTTGATTGGCGAGTGGAGCCAGGGAAGGCGGGGGCGGAGCCGCGTAACTCTGCAGCGCCTGATCTGCGATGGCCGGGTCCCAAGCCTGGGGAGGGGCCTGGTACGTTTGCAGCCCTTGTGCGGCGAGAGCCTGTTGCTCCTCTGGGGTCATCGAACGAAGCTACGTGATGGGGCATCACGAATGCCCCGGTCACGCCCCGCCAGCAGCCTTCATCCCTAGACCGAAGGCTGTGTTAATGAAGCCCGCACCCATCTTGAACTTACGATCGCTCTTCTTGGATTGCTCCGCCTGCCGAATCTTCTCGATCTCGAGGTCATTGGTGTTCTGCTGGTTATTCAGGTTTTGGTACTGGCCAAGGTACTGCTGTTGTCCTTCAAGCCCCGCCTGCGTCTGCATGTTCGCAGCCTGGATCGCCTGCCCGCTGGAGGTGGCAGCAATCTGACCACCGATGCCCAAGAGTTGGGCCTTCTGAGCTGCAGCCTGTTGGTCTGCCTGAAACCTCTGGGCCTGGTCTGCGTTCGCCTGAGCAACCTGGGCCTGCGTGTACGCCTGCTCTTCTTGTGCCCGTTGCACGGCCAACCCTTGAGCAGTCTGCGCGCCCGTGGTGGCGTTCGCGTTCAGAGCATTTCGGAGACCAAGGGCTCCCCCGGAACGGGCAGCTCCAAAGCTCGCTGCCGTGTTGGCGTCCAATGCCTGCTTCGCCTGAGCCGCAGCAACTTCCCCAGGATGGTACTGGCCGAGGATGGCTGCACCTTGGTTGGGGACCGCGACCTGTTGGACATTGTCCGCGCCCCGCATGATGAGAGCACCCTTGTCTCCCAACCGCGCAGCAGCGTTCTGTCGTTTCTGCAGGTCCGTGTACCCCTGCGCGGTTTGAGCATTACCCTGCTGGACACCCCCAAGGTACATCCCCTCCATCGCGTCTTGCTTCTCTTGAGTCCCGCCGTACGTGACCTTGCGCGGGTCAGTCTTCATCTTGTTGGCATTGCGCAACGACTTAATGCCCCCGGCAAGCGCCGCTGCACCTAGAGCTCCTGCCGTGATTGCTAGAGTCGCCATGCCACCCTCTTACTCCTCTTCGGGCACGGGTTGCCCTGGGAACCGACAGACCCAGGTCTTCCCATCACCTCGGTCTGGGAGAACTTGAAACCCATTGGCCAAGCACCCTCGGAGAGACACATCGTTCCCCGGGGAGATGGGCCCAGCCAGGGTGAACCCATGCTTGTCGAGGAAACTGAACCGTGATGCCTGCAGCTCTCGGGCAATCCCCTGACCCCTGTACGGCTGCTCTATGCCGATGTGCCCGAACACGACCCCGTCCGGTGCCCCTAGATCGTAGATGGACGCATGCGCAATGACTTTCCCATTCCGATACACGATCCAAACACGTGTCCAATGCGGCTCGCGAAGGGACCTCTCCAATCGCTCGTAAGAGCAAATGCGTGTCTCCTCCCCCTCGGGCACGTCCATGAAACCCTCTTCCTTGGCCTCGAGTTCGTGGCGAGCGAAGTGCTCGTAGAGCTGGGTCAGGTAGTCCGGGGTCACTTGATCGCCCCTTCCATAAGAGTCCGACGCCGAATCCCCTGGGAAGCTCCATAAGTGACGGTCAAGGTCAGGGGCTGGCCGCCTTCGCCTGTATCTGAAGCATCAGGAGTGAACACCACAGTCACCCTCACGGCACGGACAGGCATCGCTTCGCAGTTCATCCCGATCGTGTACCGCCCATCCTGGAGAAGAGGGACGAGCTCCGCGTTGGTCCACGCCTGAGCGACCATGGACGTGGTGTCATAGTCAAAGGACGCTTTCACTCGGACCGAGTGAGGGTTGTTGTAGATCACGTGCACCCAGAACTCCCGAATCACGCAGTCGCCCTGAGGCCCTGCGGGCGCAACCCAACCTCGTTCGACCAGGAGCTGTCTCTCGGGGGACGAGTCGATCGAGTCCGAGTCCATGACGAGCAAGGACCCATCAGAAGCATAATAGTAAGTCCTGCTCCTTTCCTCCGTTTGGATCATCGTGGTGGAGGGGAGGACTCTCTCCCCTGTCGGCCACTTGGTCCACCCGTTGGCAAGCCAGTTGTAAACGATGTATTGGCTACCATCCGCAAGGGGATAGATGACCTCACTCTGCAAAAGGTGAACGGTCGGGGGGCCCACCTCATAGATGCCAAACGTCTCAAACCTCTGCACGCCCCCTCCCGTAAGGAGAGCGAACCGTCCATCGTTGCACTGAAACAGGACCCCGACGTTCGGCACCTGGGCAACAGAGAGCCTAGACCTGCACCCGATATTGGAGACGAGCTGAGGGTCCGTGAAGCTCCCGCCCATGCCGGCATTATCAGGCCCGTACCCGTCGACCCTCCAGATGCCTCGTTCTGCAAGGACAATAGGATTGCCTCCGACGTCCACCACGGCCACGAGCTTCCCGTACTGTTGATCGAATCCGATGATCTCCAAGTTGGAGTTGAACTCGATCGCCACCCCTTGCTGCTTGAGAAGGCTGGGAAGAAGTCTGTACCTGTTCTCCCCGTCGATGAGCCACAACCTCCCCGCGATAGACCTCACGTCCTGGGCAGGAGGGGGGCACTCCGGGAGAAGGGGCTCGTTCCCACCTCCCATGGAGTAGATCTGCAGGTCCGCAAGATTGGCGTTGGGGACGCCCGTAGCTTTCCAGCAGTTGAGCACACCCTTCGTGAAGTTGTAGACCCCGAGCGAATGAAAGATGACCCCTCCTGGAACCGTCCCGTAGATGCCTACGTCCACGTCCGCCTGCCGCACGCCATTTCGCATCGTGAGCGGGATGGGCACGTACACATCGACGTCCTCACCGTCCAGATCAAGGGTCACGGGCAAAGCAGGGGCAGACCTGCGGATGTTACCCGCTTGGTCTCTCCACCAAAGGACAGCCGTGAAACTGTGCAAGCCTGTCTTTGGCGCAGAAAAGCCCGAGGTGGCAAAGGCCGCGATCTTGGGCCGCGTAAACGGCGCGTACTCCGTGGTCTGCAGACCATCCCACGCCGCGACCAACCCCGATCCCACGGCAGCGACAGGGCCAACGTCCGCAGCCGTCGCTGGCTGGCCGGACGAGGCCAGGTCGAAAATGCAATAGTGCGTCTCCGAAAACCAGACGCTGGAGGCAGCCGTGGGCAGGTCGTACCTGTCTGCCGTGTAGACGATCGAGAGCTTACCGTCTGCGCTAACGACGGTGGACGAGGAAAAGAATGGTTGATCGTTGGAGAACAGGGAGAGTCTGTCCACGGCACAACGCATGACCGGCGTGTACGTCGAGATCACTCCGGAAGCGTTTACACCTCCAGGCGTGACCACCACAATCTGCGGCGTGTCCATGAAGTCAGACGGGTTCTCACTGGCCAACGCGGGCTGATACCTGTCTGGTCCGCCCCATCGAGGGAACAGCGGGAAGTAAGGATAGGTCTCTTGGTTTGACACTCGGTGCGCGGCACCCGTGCTTTGCAAACCGTACCAAGGCACGGTGACCACACCCAATGACGTACCTGTTTGTCGGGTCCGCTCAGAGAAGATCGTCTTGGTCTCGTTATCGATGCCCACGCCCTCGCCCACAACAGACTGCGCAAAAATCACGGAATCCCGACCGGGCTGAATGGATGGTAAAGCAGCAACGGGCCCGTGAGACGACGCGATAGACTGCGACCAGTTCGCGGCCAAGGTCGCTGGGTTGTGGACACCTTGATAGTTGGTACCGCCGAAATCCGAGGTGTGGACAGCAAGCCGCCCGCCACTCGGCCCCTGAAAATAGGTCAGGGCAAAAAACACGTACTCCGTGTTGTCCGTAGCGGTATTGATCAACGAAAGAGTCGCGTCCGCAGTGAACGTGGTGAAGTTGAACTTTAGCAAAACCAGACTTGTCGGATTCGCCACTGCCCTGCAGACCATCCAACCGATGTTCGCCCCATCACTCTGTACACTTGCGATCTTGTCCGGCTTCTCCGCTACGGCCAAGGGCACGTACATGGGATGTTCCGCGCTCAAGAGAAGGACACCTGCATTGAGTGTCACTTTGCGGCAGACAATGCCCGTGTCCCCTGCGTACCAGACGATGACTCCTCCCGTACACGGCGTGAGACCAACCCACTCCATGGACTGCGTCTGAGAGTGCACAAGGCACCGAGGCACGATGTCCTTGCCATCCTGAATAACGAACAGGACCAGACCACGAAAGAAAATGCCAGGTCTGCTCGTCACAGCCG